TTTTCCAGCGGCGTGCCCTTTTCGCCCCACGGCAGCACAAAATTCACCCACGCTTCCGGATCGTCGCGGAGCTTGGCGCCCCACATCCGGCTCATCAGAGCCTGCTCTTCCTGCGGGGTGTATTTCGTGGTCTGCATAGGCTATATCGGCGCGTATCGGCTTATATCGGCGCATATCGGCCAAATTCCATTGGCTCGGATTGGTTCAAACCTCAGCCCCCAGAGCCTGCGGCCGCGCCAGCGTTTTCGGCTCGATTACCACCGCGTCCTCTATCGCTTCCGCAGCACGCACGCGTTTCTCGGCCATCTCCAGCGCCGCAGTGATACTGATCGACTGCGCGACATCTACCTGCACCTGCTGCTTTGCCACCCAATCGTGGCGGTGCCGCAGAAACTCCAGCGCAGCCTTCGCGTCACCCGCTTCAGCAGCATCAAACACCACGCGGGACATCGACATCTCACTGTCCGCACGGCCCTTCATCTCCGCAATCTCCGCAGTGCGGTCCATCAGCTTCAGCCGGGCAAACTCCTCCGGCAGCAATCCGGCAGCCAGCGCCAGCGATTCACCCTTTAGCCCCAGACGAGCACCTTCGTAAATGCGCTCCAGCACCGCAGGGGTGGCTTTTAACTCGCGTGCGCGGATGGGGAGGTCGCGGAACATGGGGGGATGATAGCACCCAGTGAAATGCGGCGCGAAGCGGGATTTTGCGCGGAAAAAAAATTGGTTTCGGGGGCTCCGCTTTCGACCATGCCGCGAGCCGCTTCGATGGGTATACCCCCCCTGTATCCGCTCCGCGCACATCGCTCGCCTGCCGATACCCTACCCCGTACCGTATCCGTGGGCCTGGTGCGCGTGGCCTGCGCCCCGCCCCAGTCCTGGTCCCGCTCGATCGGCGCCCGTCCTGGCCCTGCCGGCAGCGCATGCGCGCAGGACACCGTGCTATCGCGCCGCGTTACTATCGCGCCGCAATACTATCGCGCCGCGTTACTGTCACGCTAGCGTTACGTCAACCCAGCGTGACGTTTTCCCGAGCGTTGTCAATGTTGTCAATGTTGTCACGACAACGCGAGTCCATCCGGGATCTTTTTCGGACTGCAACAATGACAACGCCGAAGCCCGTTGTCGTGTTGTCAATGTTGTCACGACAACGGCATTGCAGCTGCCAACTTGATTTCTTCGCTATGCTTTTGAGATTGCATGACAACAATGACAACAGTAGTGACGCGCTCGACAACAAGCTTCCCACGCTTTCAACAATCCGCGACAACACCCCGATTTGTAAGGTTCACGTCAGGATTGGGCGCGACACTGCATGCATGGCAGCGCGGTGCTGCCGATAACAGGAGTAGACGAGATGGAAGCACGGATCGAGATTGTGAACGTAGGCGCCGACACGGCGCGCGTAGAGCACGCAGTGTTCGCTGACCTGGAAGCTGCGCACGCCTACGCTGCCGGATATCCTGGGGCGTACTGGACTGACCTCGAGGTCGCGGACGACGGCGTGATCGAGATTGTGATCGCGGTCGAGTGACCCCAGCCGCTCGCCCCGCGTGCGGGGCTTGCGGGTGTAGTTAGCGCCGATAACAGATAGGAGTGACGACGATGAACCCGAACGGAATGATTGTGTATGAAGGGCCAAGCGCGATTGACGGCGCGCCGATTGTGGTGATCCTTACAGGCCTGGCAGCATCGTCGGCTAACGGTAAGACTGGCGATCTAGTGCAGTCGTTTGTCATCCGCGCCGATATCGAGCCTCACGTGGCCGTTCAGACTGGGGACGATGCGTCAGTCTGCGGAATGTGCGAACACCGGCCTGCGCTGGCCAAGCTCACGGGCAAAGCGCCATGTTATGTGCGCACAGGGGAATCGGTCCTTTCGGTGTATCGCGCTTACAAACGCGGGTCCTACCCGCGCGCTCAGACTGTGGATCAGGTGCGGCGCGTGCTCGCGGGGCGGCGCCTGCGCTTGGGCACCTATGGTGACCCGTACGCTGCGCCTGTGGCCCTGTGGCAGACTATGGTCGAATTCTCCGATGGTCACGTTGGGTATTCGCACCAGTGGCAGTCGGTCGGGTTTGACGTAGACGCGTGGGCGCCGCTTTTGATGGCGAGCGTCGACACTGCGGATGAGGCCGCACAGGCGCAGGCGCTTGGCATGCGGTATTTCCGCGTATCGATCGGCATTGATCGGCGCGCCGGGGAAGTGTCCTGCCCCGCTAGCGCCGAAGGTGGGCGCCGCGCGCAGTGTTCCGATTGCATGCTATGTGCGGGGACCACGAAGCGCGCGCGGTCGATTGTGATAGCTGACCACGCGTCGGGCCACGCTCGACGGGTTATCGCGATTCAATCTGCAGTTTGATCTCAGGCGGTTACCCGGCGTGCCGGGTATCAGCGTGCGATTCCGCGCGATAAAAGGATAGACCGATGATGATCCCCCCGAACGACATCCCGATTACGCGCCGCGTCGACGCGTCCGATGGCCTGAGTGTCACGCTCACGCGTACGCTATTGGGAACCTGGCGCGTAGTGTTTTGCGACACCGATGCCGATGCGGTAATCGAATCGCGCGTGTTCACGCATCGAGATTCTGCCGAGTTCTACGCGTCGACGCTGATTCCTGCCCGATAACCTGGAGGATAGACCGATGAAAACGTTCCTGATCCTAAACCGCGCCACCGGCGCGCGGACCCTGCCGGTCGAATATCGCCCGCTGAAGGTGACCGTGGGCGACACCGAGCATACGCTCGCCCTGCATCAGTCTGCCGGATACTGGCGCGTATCCGACCCCGTATGCGGTGGCGGTATCTGTAGCGTCAACGGCTCGTATAAGGGCATGCCGGTATCGTCGAAGGGCATGGGCGTGCGCGAGGCCACTGCGGCCGCTCGTGAGGCCGTGGTCAGCCTGGTACGCAGGAACGGCGGACCGGCCGAGTGGAATGCGCGCCTCGAGGCCGCGCGTAAGGCGTACGCAGGCGTCAGCCCCGCGTAAGCCCACGCACCGACACTATCCCTGCCGGCCGATGCCGGCGCACCTGGAGTAGATGATGCACGACACCCCCCTCACCCTGCGCGATGCGCTGTTCGCCATCGCGCTCGGCCTCGCCCTAGGCGCCCTAGTGGCGCTTGGGTTCTGACACTGACGATAGGAGCGAAGACGATGAGCGACTATGACCCCGCATACTGGGACGCCCTGCGCGCAAACAACGGCAGCACGCCAAAGCGCGTAGACGAAGAGCGCTGGTGGGACATGCTGGAAGTCATGTATCCCCGGAACTGGCGCGACAACGAGGCCGACGATTACGAATGCTTTGCCGTCAACGAAATGCAGACTGCCGACCTGTACACGTGGCTGGTACGCATCGGAAAGCACGACACGCCCAGCGTCGAATACTGGGAGATGATCGCCCCCGACGAAAGCACGAACGCCGATCTGCTGGCGCGTATAGATGCTGCCCGCTGAAACCCCGCCAGAGCTCCAGAATCGGCCCCTGTGGCCGTTTCCTGCGCGCCTGCTGGACTACCCCAGTCACCCGCCTGGCGCGCGCCCTGTGCGCGTTCCTGCGGCGCCCCTGCCGGATGAACCGGCGCTGTTTTGAGGAGCAACGACATGCATACCCCTGGACCTTGGACCGTAACCCTCGGCGACGAGATAATTGGCGCCCCTGTATGGTGGCTGATTGAAGGCGCTGACGGCGTCGTCTGCGAGGCGCTGTATGCCAGCAACGACGACGCCCGCCTGATCGCTGCCGCCCCCCAGATGCTCCGCGCCCTGCAGCGCCTGACGCGTCCAGACGACGGTCGAGGTCCTGCAGACGAAGACCTGGCTTATGCGCTGGACGTGATTCGCGCCGCCACAGGAGAGGCATGATGCTAACGTTCAAAAATCTTGAACTGTCACCCGACCAACTCGAGGTCGCCCGCGCTGCCGCTGATCGCGTGTTCCGCGCTGCCGACCTAGAGCCAGAACAATGCTGGCGCCACGTCGTCAGCCTGATGGCTGGCGGGCTGTTCAATCGTCGCGCGGTAACCATCTGGCACGATGCCGAAGATAAGGCCGTGCGCGCCGCTATCGGTAGCTGGCGGAATGCGCCGCTGAATGCAATGATGGACTGGGCGCCCGCGCAAGAGGCCGAGAAATGATCCTTGCCGGCCTGGCCATTCTGCTGGCGCTGCTACTGGCGCTGCTGCTCGACATATAATCCGCCTGCCGCACTTGTGCGGTCGTCTCCTCCTTCCGGCGCAAGCCGGTTTGCCCCGAGTCGAGTTAATCTCCTCGGGGCATTTTTTTAGCCGGTGCGATGAAACGGCCGAACGTCCGGCCTCGATGCGATATGCGTTTCCGTCGCGTCGCGCGCGTCGGATTTGCTGCCGCGCCAGTCTGGGGAGGCCCAAATATGGCGTTTGCCCGGATTGGCGCGTGATGCACACAGGCCGAGATCGGTCCAGCCCGCCTCGGCTAGCGCATGCTGCAGCGCCTGAAGATTCAGCCGGATATGTGTCGGCGCTTGGTTCTGCAAGCGGTCCACCACCGGCTGCCACGGACCGGACAGCAGGCCGAGACGGAATTCCTCGATGCGCTTTTCGATGCGCTCAATGATCCACGCTTCGGCCGCACTGCGGCCGGTGTTGACCATGATCGACTTCGCTTCCGTCCACGGTGGCGTTGCGCCCGGCTGAAAGCGCGAGACATCCCGCTGTCGCAGGTACAGCGCCCCAGCCTGCAGGCCGCCAGCGTGGAACCAGCGCCATAGTTCCTCGGATTCGGATTGAGTCATTCTGGGTGCATGCGTCCAGACGACGAACCAGCGCCTGTCCTCTGTCGGTATGCTGATCGCGTCCCGGTAATTCGTCATTGCCAACACCAACGCCTGATTCCTGACCTGTATCGGGTGCATCATCTTGCGCTGCACAGTCAGCAGTTCAGGCGGCGCCGCGAGGATCGGCTTTAGCCTGTTTTCCAGCGCCCTGCGGTCGATCGCCTCAGATTGCCGAAGTTCGTTGAAGATGATGACCTCGTTTTCGAGGTAATAACCCCACTGCTGCTGAAGTTCAGAGGTTTCGACTGACGCGCAATTCAATTTGTGCTGGCCGCCGATCGCATACAGGAGCGGTGCGATCATGCTGTCCTTGCCTGCGCCTTGTACACCGCCGATCAGCAGCGCGTGATTGATTTTCACGCCCGGCTGCTGGACCTTGAACGCCATCGCGTCCAGCAGATGATTGCGCTCAAACTCCTCTGGAATCAGCCGCGCGACGTGATCCAGCCACGGCTGCGGGTCGATTGAGTCGAGGATTTTCGGCCGACCGTCGCGCCATTTGTTGCCGTAAACCTGCCCCTGATGCTCGCACAGACTGGCTGCACCCGGCGCGTAGGTGGCGCCCGCGAGGATGCGCGCACCCATCGCTAACCTGTTCTCGTCGAACGACACTGCGGCATCGATCCGTCGCGCTCCGCCACTGGATCCGGGGTGGATCGACATGCACCGCTGGTGCCGATACAGCGCGTTGAACGCTGATCGGGAGACCTCGGTGCGCTCCTGCAGGTCGAAAAACCCGTCGTCCGGCATCATGTAAGCCCAGCGTGCGTACCACTCCGACGGCTCCAGCGTGCTCACGTCCCGCGCCTGCACGGCTTTCTCTGCCGCCTGCGTTTCTGCTGGCTCCGGCTTCGGCCCCGGTGGCGGTGCTGGCGGCTCCGGGCCACGCAGCACGCTGGTTCTGGGTGCGATCCACGACCGCGCTGCCGTCCACCGGGTCCAGCCGGAATCGGCACAGTCCCAGCCCTCGGGCTGACCGCTGACGTCGATGATTTTTATCTCACTGGCGATAGGCGCCAGTATTTCCGCCAGGCGCTGCATCGCGGTTACGCCGGGCTCATCGGCATCAGGCCACAGCAGCACCCTGCGCCCCTTCAGCACGCGCCAGTCTACCCGCCCCAGTGCCTGCACGCCACCGGGCCAGGTCACCGCGACGTACGGGCTGCCGGCCAGCGCTGCGGCTGCGTCTGCGGCTTTCTCGCCCTCGACGATGAGCACGGGGTCTTCGTGGCGGGCCTCGAGTTCCTGCAGGCGATAGAGCGGTCGCGGAGCGGGCCACTGGCCCATGCCCCAGCCGTCGGCGCTGAAAGTCCATGGGATGATCTGCTTGCGCTGCCCCTCGGGGTCGTATCGCGCGACGTACCCGAGCACGTCACCGTCGCCGTTGAAGTACGTCCACCGCTGGCTTGGCGCGCCGAGCACGGGATGGATGCAGTCGTGATCGGCAGACTCTGCCGGCACTGGCGTGATGACCGCGCGCTGCGGTTTCACAGGCCGAGGTGGCTTGGCCGGCACGTCGGATGCTGGCGCCTCGTCGCTGAGTTCGCGGTAGGCCTCGCCCATGGTGATCTCATGGATGGCAGCGTACAGGCTGATGAGGTCGCCCCCGCGCTCAGACGTGGCGAAATCAGCCCACCGGCCGCTCAGGAGGTTGACGGAGCAGGAGTCGCCCTCGCCGCCTGCTAGGTCGCCGCAGACCCACTCATGGCCCCGGCGTCGACCGCCTGCGAGCCACTGGGGAACGAGGGTGTCGGCGCTGATCAGCAGGCGTTGCGCAAGCGCGGTGAAGTCGAGTTTGTTCATGCTGTCTCCTCCGATTTATCCGCCTCAACAAGAGAAGCGCGATACTGAGACATTTTGCTGCCTCGCACAAATTGCGAAACAATTCCTGTTTTTTTATGCCTTCTCCACACTGATGCGTCAACCTTCCCGGCGGCTGGCTCTATAAACAATGTTTCAAACAGTTCAGCTCTGAGCCATTTTCTCCAGACATTTATTGTTCTCATTCTCCTCACCCCTCCCGCCTGATGGGCGATGCACTTATACCCAAGAGACTCCCAAAAGTTGTTTGCGTCCAAATCAAATCCGCACCTCAGCGTAATGCTTGTTGCGTTACCTTCCGACGCATATTGCTCCATTACTGCGGCAATCATTGCGCCATACATGCGCCTTCTTGCGTCGTACTGGATGCAAACTTGGTGCAATTTGACATCTTTGTCATTTTGCGCGCCGGCATACAAATATCCACAAGGCTCTCCGTTTAAAATTCCCAAAAAAAGCCTACCATTTTCTTGCTCTCTTTCAAAAACAGTCATCGGGTAAAAGCTAAGCGCCTCTGCGTTTTTTTTCTGTAAAGAGTCGATGTATTTCAACATTTCTGCATGTTGCTGCACAACTACGAAATCCTGCATGACGTCACCTCAGATTTTGAGCACTCAAAAGATGCGCCATCGCAAAACTCAATGGCCTCCCTTGCCTCTGCCTGCGCCAGTTCTGCAAAACGTCCGTGCTTTGGATCCGATGCAACAATTCTCCAAAGCACGTCGAGAAGTCTTTTGTTCTCGGCGCGCAGCTTTGCAATATCTTCAGTCATGCTGCCCCCTCCAAAAACGCCGCATCGATCACCGTCGCCCCAGGCATCCCCCCAGCCAGCGCCGCCCGCGTCCGAGCCCGGATCCGCTCCTCGGCGCGATAACGCTCCGCGTGGGTGATGCCGGCCAGGATGTCGATCATCGCCGCCTCGAGATCCCAGAGCGCCGCGAGTTCGCCCGAACGCGCCGCCCGCGTGCCGGTGGTCTGCATCCGCTGGATGATGTCCGCGCACGCCTGCTGGGCGTCTGAGATCACGCCGCTGGGATCCGATGCCAGGCGCGCGCGCACCAGTTCCTCGGCCAGGTTCACGGAGTCGAAGATCGTATCCCAGTGCTGCTTGGTGGCCCGCGCCTCGCGCACTGCGTCGAGCGAGCCGCGCATTTGAAGCGCCCAGACTGTGCGGTCGTCTTTGCTCAGCAGGGCGGCGCCGTGGATGGCCATCAGGTGCGCCGTCGGGTTGATGCCGCGCGGGCGGTAGGTGGAGCGTTTTCTCATGCGTCCCCCAGCAGCCTAACGGCATCGTCGACACTGCGGCAAACGCCCGCCACGCCACCGGCACTGCGGATGGTCTGCAGGAATTCCTCCTGCCCGGGGCGCATGCGCCCGGTGCGGGATTTCACTTCGATCGCCAACGTCCGGCCGTCCTTCAGGACGCCCATGATGTCGCTCATGCCGCGCGCCGTGTTCGCTCGGATATACCGCGTCGAGCCGTCCCTGTTGTGCTCTTGGAAGGTCCCGCTGTTCTGCCTCCAGCACTGCGCCACGCGCGGATGACGCTTCAGTAACTGCATGATGGCGCGCAGGATCTCGGCCTCGCTCGGCTCCCGCTGCTCTGCCGGCGCCGGTTCGCGCTTGACGCGTTTCTTCGGCTCTGGCGGGATGTCGATCTTCCGCACCGGCTTTCCCGACAGGGCTGCGTACAGTGCCTCGGATTTCTGGTGCGCGAGCATCGTTTCGCGTAGGGTTTTTCTGCCTCTCATGCTGCCAACCTCCAGAACACCGACCCCCAATCAGGCCCCTCCTGCTGCGGATTCGCCCAGAACGTGCCCCGCCTGACGCGCCCGATCGTGCTCCGATGCACTCCGTACACTAGGGCCAACTGCCGCTCACTGCGGGTCGACGCCCGGATCTCTGCGGCCATCTCCCACGTCAACTTTGCCCGAGCCCGGTTTGCGCGCTCTACTTTCGCCTGCCGCACCGGATTCCGCGTGTGGCCGGTGGCCTCGATCGCTCGCATGCTGATCGTTGCCAGCGACACCATCTGCACATGCGCAGGGCACACGCAGCGCAGGTCGCCGCAACGACTGGTAGCGTTGTAGCTCTTCCTCCCCTTTATACCGAGCTGCTCTGCGATCGCCCGCCGCACCGGCCTGCTGTTGCCCTCGCCGCCGGGCTTCGGCAACCACAGCATCGGCGTCACGCCCGTGCCGTTGTATGTGCCGGTCCAAATCAGGCAGTCGCCCTCTTCGGTCACGCGCGGCCTGATGCGCCGCGCCAGGTCTGCCGGCAGTTTCGCCAGCTTTTCGTCGATCTCATCCATGTCTGCTCCTGTGGCCGATCCGTCGGCATGGGGACGCGATCATAGCCCCGCCTCTGCGCTGCGGATGAAAACCCGCTATTTCTGTCGGGTATAGGCGATTCTGCGCTTGACGTGTCGGTCGGCGTGGGGCAAACTCTCCCCGTCGTCACACAACACAGGAGCAGACATGCGACACGAACCCCGGTTCGGATCATACGATCCGGACTACGGCCCGTATCACGGCCATCCCGCCGATCCGCGCACGCCGTCGTTCGACCTCCCCGATGAGGTCTACGAAGAGGCGCAGCAGCGCGTGTTCTCGCACGCCATTGACCTGGAAGAGTGGCTCTCGGAGGCGCTGGGCAACGGCCCGGACACGTCGATCGACGTGTCCAAGCTCGACGCGCCCAAGGCAAGCACCCGTGCCCTGTTGGTGGCGCTGTTTGTCGGCACTGACGAGCAGATTGTGGCGGCCGCAAAAGAGATGCGCAGCCGCGCCGCCGCCTCGATGGAGCAGCGCATCGAGGACGAGGCGTGGGATATTTACGACTCGCGCCGGTATGACAACTTCGAACCGCCCGAGCGTGACTTGGACGACGCGGACCACTGGTATTGAGGAGAAGACGATGAACGCACTACCCGTCAGCCAAGTGATGGACATTTACGCAATCTTGCGGGAGCTTGAATTCCTGTCTGCGCGCCCCGCCCCTGAGCAAGTCGGCAGGCTGCGCGAACAGGCCGGCTTCCAGTGCGCCCTGCTGCGTCGGCGCATTGACGAAATCGCTGGCGACGTCAAGGTGGTGGCATGATCCTCGAAACCGACACCCAGCGATCTGAAGACTGGTACGCCGCCCGCTTGGGCAAGGCCACGGCCTCCCGGTTCAAGGACGCCATCGCCGCGCTGAAATCCGGCGCCCCAGCGCAGGCCCAACGCGACTACCTGACGGAGCTTGTCGTGGAGCGCTTGACGCAGCAGCCGATCCAGCGCTTCCAGAACGCCGCCATGACCTGGGGCACCGAACAGGAGCCCGCAGCACGCGCTGCCTACGAGCGCATCACCGGCCGAATCGTGGAGGAAACCGGCTTCGTTTGTCACGACACCCTGATGGCAGGCTGCTCGCCTGACGGCCTGATCGACTGGGACGGGCTGATCGAGATCAAGTGCCCGTACAGCAGTGCCAACCACATCGAAACGCTGCTCAACGGCATGCCGGCAGAGCACATCCCGCAGGTGCAGGGCCAGATGTGGATCACTGGCCGCGAGTGGTGCGATTTCGTTTCCTACGACCCCCGGATGCCTGCTGAACTGCAGCTGCACGTTCAGCGCATCCAACGTGACCCGAGCTTCATCGCCGACCTGGAAGCCCGGATTACGTCTTTCCTGCAGCAGGTCGGCACCCAAGTCGAGGCGCTGCGGCGTCTCGCGGAAAGTAAGCAATGAGCGATACCAAGAAGCGCCCCTATGTCCGCACCCTGAAGGCCTGGACCGTAATGGACGCGGAGGGCAACGAGCGACTGGTGCGGGCCTACACCGCAGCAGACGTGCTGCGCCACGTCACGCCGCAGTTCGTGATCGCGCCCGCCACGCACGACG